TGCAAACCAAGGGAATGCAATATTATCTGTTAAGGCTAAATTTCTAGTTACCTCAGCAGTTGCCGGTATATATATTTGTGTATTGTTTACACTATCACGAGTTAACACCCAAGGATAATAAGTTGCGGTATAGTTAGAATCAATTCCTGTTGTTTCTAAATTATCTACCGCTTCTTGAGGATAAATAATACCATCATTACCTGTAGTTGTTGGTAAAAACATATTATAGTCGGGAGTTGTTGTAATATAAAGTGAATCCGCCCTATCATTTTCGATTATATCTATTGTTGATTCAACTAAGTCACTATTATTAACATAATCAATACCCGGTGAAACAAACACATTAATGTTAACCGCTTCAGGATTAGAGAATGTTTGAATTCCTAATAAATAAGCGTAGTAGTCAGTATTTGCAAAATCTTGAGTTCCATCACCAACAGAAATTTGTTTGAATGCTCCCCAACCAACCGCATTTGGATATCTGTTATCAGGACACGCTCCATTTAAATAACCAGATCTTCCTAAAACATATCTATCACTGTTAGTTCTATGTTCACGATATATGTCCCAACCATCGTAACCCCCTTGTACCAAGAAAGTAAATTTTCTTGAATAAATTCTATAATAAGGACTTGTCGGGTTATTAGGTTCAGATGAGAAATTTGCCGATCCTACATTAAATTTAGGTGTTCCTGATGTTGTAAAGGCATCTGAAATAGTTATTCCTGAAGCATCTTTATCCATGTGGAAACCTTTTGATTTATAACCCCAATCAAGACTTTCAAGATCACAAGTTGAGATTGGATTTCGTTTACCAATATATTCAAAATAATTACCATCCCAACTATTATTATTAGAAATACCTAAATAGGTTCTTCTAACATTATCTCCACCACTTTGAATTGGTGTTCCAAATGGAGGATTAAAGATAACTTCTCCAGGAAAATCGTATTTTGTTTTATAAACAGGAAATGGTGATCTTGCGGTACCATAAATTCTAAAATTAAACCCGTCAAAACCACAAGGAAGTGCATCAACAGGAGCGTCTTCATTCATTTCTACCATAACATATTTAGAGTTAAGTTGGTATTCACCATCTAACGAACCTGTCTTTTTTGCAATAAAATTATTTTGACTTGGGTCCATACTACAGTTAGTAAATTTCTCAATCACAACTGGATTTGCATCCGTATCATAATAATCACGAATAAACACATCAAATGTTTGATTTGAAAACGAAATATTACCAATTGATATTTTTATTTCGTAATTAGCCGAATCACCATCTGAAATTGTGTAAAATTTAAATAGGTTATAAACTTTTGTACCTCTAAGTTCAGAAACAACCCAAGGAGAACTTGGTGTTTGGTATTTATCTAAATACCAACCAATAGAATCCGAAGCATTACTTTGTGCAGAATTTAAATCTATTAATGTTGGACTTAATCCTTTAATAAATCCTTTTCTCCAACCATAGTTTAATAAAGCCTGAAACCTTTCTTCAGTAAATAAAGGAACTACTGTTCTTGGTTTACCAAAATTATCTGTACCAAAAACTTTTGTTATATATTGTGAGTCACTTGTTGCAAAAGAAGTTTCAAAGTTAAAATTAACACCATCATCATTAGTAACATTTACTCCAAATGGTAGATATGGATTTTGTAATACTCCAGAATATTGTCCTGTCATATCTAAAACTACGTTTGCCAAATTAGACACTTCGTAAATTGGGTTATTACCATTTGAATATGTTGATATACCTCTTGATCTAAATGTTGCTACAACTAAATCATCATAATTTGTATATGATGTTCCAGTATAATAATAAATTATTCCTTGGACAGTTCCCGAAAAACACTCAACAGGTATGGGTATGGTTGTTGTTGTTGTTGTTGTTGGAACAGGAATAACACAAGGGTCGGTTGTTGTAGTTGTTGTTGTTGGTGCAGTAGTAGTTGTTGTAACCGGAGTAATGTTAGTTAAACCTTGAATAATTGACCAAAATGAAAATCCTGTATAACTTCCACCACCAACATTATCAAATAATGAATAAAACCACGGTGTGTTTGCACCATCACATAAATTATTACCACTAAAAGGTATTGATGGTACACCATAAACGTTTGTTGTTGCGGTGAATGTCCCATTAGTTGTTAATGCGTCATAATCGTCATCACTAACACTACCAAAATAACTAATATTTTCAAGTTCGTCCAAATATGGGGTTGTACTTGTTATTGTTTTAAAAATTAATTCTTTTATATTACTATCCAAAGTTGATGTACCACCTTGTGGTGATTCATAACTCACATCCAATAAATCCAATATTTCCTGAGGGAAGTTTGATTGATATTCAATACTAGAAGTTGAATCTGTACAACCAGTAAAATCAACAGAAAAGAACGTCTCCAAAGGAATAACACATTGTTGTTCACAATTTACGGTCACTGAACTAAAACAATTAACACCAATTGTTAAACAATCAACATTTGCCTCAGTTACAATTGACCAAGATGGTCCAGCGTCATAACCTGAAAGACCTAAAATTCTTGTTACAAATAATTGATTAGATTGTTGTAAATATGATTTTGCAATGTATGCTGCCTCATATTTTGGAATTTGTGTGTTAATAAATTTTTCGGGTGAAGTCCCCCCAAAATAGTTTTGGAATTCATCATAATTTCTAATGAAAATTGGTTCAAAAGCGGGTCCTTTTAATGTTTCTCCCGCAATACCTAAGGTTGTAACACCAACACTTTGTGCTACGAAACTTAAATCTACTTCAGAAGTGTATACTCCCGGCGATACAAATACTTTACTGTTTGCCATTGTCTTTTTTTATTTAGTTATTTTATTTTCTATATAAATATTAGTTTTTTTCGCAAAAACTTTACTTCTTTGAAACTATTTATATTTTGGTATGATTTTATTCTACCTTTTTTCTACCTATGGATAATGACACTAAGAAGATAAAAAATTTAAAGATTTCCCCTGAGGTCCACAATGTGTTAAAAAAATATTGTGATAAACGAGGAATAAAAATGTATAGATTTTTAGAAAATTTAATTATGGAAAAATGTAAAGAAAAAAAAGATGTATACGGTGAAGACTAATTATAGTAATTCTTGATTAAAAATTAAAAACGACGTATCATTTGGGGATTGTTTAAAAATAACTATTCTTAGTGTGTCTCCACTATTAATTTGTATTTCTCTTACATCATTACCATAATAAAGACCATTTATATAAACGTCATATCCTGACGGAGGAGTTCCGTTTGATACGTTATCACTATCAACAAATTTTAAATTAACAGTGTAATTAAAAATTTCTATTACTTCGTTTGATGTAACACCTGTGGCAAAATCATATCTTTTTACTGATGGTGGATTAGGGGTTTCCTTTTTTTGTTTTTTCTTTTTTATTTTTACATCGGTTTCATATATTTGAAAAACTCTTGTAATTGCTGGAGATATTTCAAATTGATCTTCATCAATAAGAAATCCCAATAAAGTAAATGTGTATTTTTGGATATAAACCTTTCTTTTTTCTAAATCTAATGTTGATTCATCAGTAATATCGTTCATAACAATTGGAATATAATGACCTTTAATCACTTGATACGCTTGACGAGAAGAAAATTTTTCAAGAATAATTTGATTTAATTTATTCAATTCTCTCATTCTGTTACATATTATAACTACTGTATATGTTATATCAACAGGAACAGGTTGTGGTATTTTATAAATGTCCATCCCATGTCTTTGTCCATCCCATGTTGGAACCTTCGCATAATAATATTGTTTCCTATTTGGTATATTGTACCTTAATGCCGGATTTGTACCAAACTTAACTTCAGGAGTTCTAATTGTTGTTATAAAGGGGGGTTCTGCGTTTTTATCAATATTTTGGAAATCCCAAGTTTCAACAAATTGAGACCAATTTTGTGTTGTAATTAAAATATCTATTGCGGGAATAACTTTTCCATCAACAACACATCTTAATTCATCTCTAACAAAATCTAAAAATCCACGATCTAAATCTGCATGTAACAAAGATTTTGGAAGGTAGGTTCCATCATCTGAAATCATCTCCGCAATCTCATGTCTTCTTGGTGTCAAGATTTTTTTATTAATAAGAGGAATTGTCTTTTTTATTTGTTTTGGAAATCCCATAATTAATTAACTAAAAATATTTTATCATCTAAATTTATCATTTCAACCTCATCAGCACTAAAAATTGGTTCTTTTGTTTTTTTTATGAGAAATGAGTCGTCGAAATAAGGGTTATATTTAATAACAACATTTCCTTCAGGACTTGGTATATCCTCACAAGGATATTCACAATAATCAATCAATGTTCCAGTAACATAAGCATGAACATTTTTTTGTTTTACTGACCTAACCTTTTCTTTTCCCTTTTCCCCCACTAAAAATTTAACATTTTTTAATCTAACGTAATCTGCCTTTAATACAACAATACCAGAAAATGTTACAGAAAACATATGTCTTGTAATATCATAATAAACTTTAACTTGTTTTTTTATCAATAAATTAGGGTCTTTTTTTATAAAAGATATTAATTCATTAGTTTGTGATTCTTTTAATACTATTTTCATAATCCTTTAAATTCATTTGGACCAACAGGAGACGCACTTATTGTACGATAAAATGGTTTATATCCTGCATAGGTATGTTTATTATCTGACACAACACGACCATCATTATTAACCGTATAGTACCTTACCAAAGTTTCAGTTTCATAGTAACCAATGTAATCCCCAAAATTTATATCAACATTTAAATTATCTAAAGTTTTTTGATAAACAGAAACTCTAATATTCCCTGGCTCCATTTGATCCATTCTTGTTGACCCCATCATTTTATTTTCAGGAGCAGATACTTGAACAAACGCATTAAATTCAATTGGGGGTAAAAATTTAATTCCGTCCGAAACGGTTTCACCATAGACATCATCTGTTTTTGTCTTTTGTTTATCTATACGATATAACACACAAGTAAAATTCATATCACCAACTAACCACTCTTCCCCCATTGAAATATCAAGGTCAAAATCGTTCTCTCCGAAAAATTTACCTAACCTTGTAATAGGAATTTTATTTGCCATAATTACGGTTTTTATTGATAAATATCTTTTTTATTGTTATTTTTAATAAAAAGAGAATTTTGGATATTAATCAATCATTGATAGAACATAAAGCGTTAGAATTATTAGACTCATATTCGGGTGCCAATAATCATATATTGTATCTAAAAACCAAAAAAGAGAATAATAAAAAGTTTTACCCAACAAGAACTCAATCAGATTACATTATAAATTATTTTGATACAGTTCCTAAGGTTGCTCGTAAGTGGGTTGATCTTGATACGTATTTTGCAAAGAAGTTTGCTGAGGAAAGATATTTTATGGAAACTCCTGAAAAAATTTACATTGAGAAATTATTAGTTGAGAAAGAAAAATCGTATCATATTTGGGGTAAGTTCTTTGAAAAAGATCCTTTAACAGAATTTTGGGTTCCTAAATCATCATTAATAAAGACTCACAATGTTGAGGTAGTTGAGGTAGATTATTCTAAATACAGTCATAGACCCCCATTACAACATCAAAAAGAAGCAATAGAAAAATTGGCGGGATCAAGAAGATTTATTCTTGCAGATGATATGGGGCTAGGAAAAACAACTTGTACGATCATTGCCGCGTTAGAAACAGGATCAAAAAAAATATTAATTATATGTCCCGCATCATTAAAGATTAATTGGCAACGTGAAATTGAAAATTATTCAGATAGACCTGTTTATATCTCGGAAGGTAAGAAATTTTCAACTGAATCTGATTTTGTTATTGTTAATTATGATATCCTAAAAAATTTTCACAATACTACGGATAAAAATAAGTCTTTATTAGATCAATCAAATTTTGACCTTGTTATCTTAGATGAAGCTCACATGATCTCAAATCCTCAAGCACAAAGAACAAAAATAATAAATAATTTCGTTAAAAATATTAAAAGGGTTTGGTTATTAACGGGAACCCCAATGACTTCTCGACCAATGAACTATTATAACCTATTAAATATTATTGAATCTCCTGTTGCTCAAAATTGGATGGCTTACGCTATTCGTTATTGTCAAGGATATCAATTTATGGCAGGTAGAAGAAAAGTTTGGAATGTAACGGGAGCATCTAATTTGGAGGAATTAAGAGATAGAACTTCAAAACAAATTCTTCGTAGGTTAAAAGAAGATGTGTTGGATCTTCCTGATAAAATTATTTCTCCTGTATATCTTCGTTTGAAATCAAAAGAATATGAAGAACTGATGGGGGAATATTATAATTGGTTTGATAACAAAAAAGATGAATCGTCTTCGCTTACTGTTCAATTTTCTAAATTAATGAAAGTTAGAAAAGTTATTTCAAACGAAAAAACAAAACAAACAATCGAGTTTGCCGAAAATATTATTGAACAAGGTAAAAAGGTTATTATCTTCACAAACTTTACTGACACATTACAAACGATTTATCAACATTTTGGTAAACAAGCGGTTTATTTGGATGGTAGTTGTTCTAAACCTCATCGTCAACATGCTGTTGATGAATTTCAAGATAACGAAAAGATTAGAGTATTTGTTGGTAACTTAAAAGCTGCAGGTGTTGGTTTAACTTTGACCGCCGCTGAGGTTGTTATTATGAATGACTTATCTTTTGTTCCTGCAGAACACGCTCAAGCAGAAGATCGAGCATATCGTTATGGTCAAAAATCTAATGTACTTGTGTATTATCCATTATATGAAAACACAATTGAAGGAGCAATATATGATATCCTAAATCGTAAAAAAAAAATTATCAGAACTGTAATGGGGGATGAAAATCCTGAGAATAGTGGAGACGTTGTTGAAGAAATTTTAGACATTATAAATAAAAAAAGATAATATTATTGTTATTGTTATATTTATATAAAAACAAATATATTATGAAAAAAACAATAAGATTAACGGAATCTGATTTAGCTCGTATTGTTAGACGAGTAATAAGAGAAGAAGATTCAAGTATGGGTGGTGCTTTATCATGTGTTGCAACATCATTAAAATTAAAATTATCTGACCTTGAAAAAATTATGCCTTGTAGAACATTAAATAAAGAATCAGGACAAACAATGACAAATCTTAAAAGTTGTCTTGCAGGAGCTAAAGGTATAATAGACGAAAAAACTAAAGATATGGACTTTTTTGATAAATCTAGATATTATACAAATCTTCTAACTGATACAGCAAAGTGTATTGTTAAAAAATAAAAATATTATTAAAAAAAAAAGATAGTTATGAATAATAGTAGAAGTCAAACAAAAATTAGAAAAACTCAACAAGTTAATTTACTTGTTGAACAAAGATATTTAAAACAAAAAGGTTTATTATTTGAAAATATTGAGGAATTTCAAGAATGTTTTGATTCATTTGGTTTAACTAATGAAAATATACCTGAAAGTTGTAAATCAGTTACAAATAGGGATGAATTTATAGAATGTAAAAATGAAATAAATTTAGCAATAAAGGGAATGGGAAATAAGGTATCTGAGTTTAACGAATTATTTGATTGTTTGGAGGGAAAAGCATCAAGTTTAGGATATTTAACATCTCAAGATAATATTAATTCTTTTACTGATGGGTTTAAAGGATGTTTTAACACTTTATCTGAATTTGATAAAGAGTATGTACCAGAAAGTTGTCAATTAATTAGTAATGAAGAAGAATTTAATACATGTATAGATGATATTTATGAAGAAATGGAACCAAACATGGATGCAGAAAAAGTTGATTCGTTAATTGAATGTTTAAATGGTGAAGCAACTATGTTAGGTTATTTAGATCAAGATAAAGATTAAAAACCATATTAATAAAAATAATATTATAAACCCACCACACAGGTGGGTTTTTTATTTTATATGATATTTATAAATAATGAAAGCAACAATTAAACACATTAAATGTGATATGTCCAAAGAAGATAAAACTTTAATGGAAGATTTTATAAAATATTTACAAAAAAAATACCCAATTAAAAACAATATTACAATTATGTTTTTAGGGGAAAGAAATGGTGAAATGTCAACTGGAAGTAGAACAGAAAATTCAGAACTTAAAATTTTAACTAAAGGTCGATTAAATCGTGATGTTTGTAGGACATTGGCTCATGAATGGGTACACGAATGGCAACGAACAACTAAAGGTATGGAAAGAGGTCAAGATATTGGTGGTCAAAATGAAGATGAGGCTAATTCTGAAGCCGGATCGGTTATTAAAAAATTTGAACGTGACTTCCCTAAATATGAAAAATTTATGTATGAAGGTTTAGTTGGTATTGGAAAAAAAATAAATTTAATAAACGAACAAATTATATTATCTGAAAAAGAAAATATACGTGAAAACTTTATATTAGAGATGAAAAAAATTGGTATTGATAAACTACCTTATTCATATTCATCAATAAATAAATTTGTTGACCCTGAAACAATGAACATTCATTATAATAAACATTATAAAGGGTATGTTAAAAAATTAAATGACGTTTTATCAAAAAAAGATTATGGTGATGTTGAGTTAGAAGATATTGTTAAATCTATTGGAAAATATGATACGGTAATTAGAAATAATGCTGGAGGAGCATTTAACCATGCTTTGTTTTGGAAAATGTTATCACCAAAAAAACAAAAACCAAGTGGTGAAATATTTGACGAGATCACAAAACAATATGGTAATATAAAAAAAATGAAAGATGAATTTAATCAAACCGCCAAAGATAGATTTGGATCTGGATGGGTTTGGTTAATTTTAACAAAAAAAAATACTTTAAAAATAATGTCAACACCCAACCAAGACAATCCAATGATGAGTGTTGTTAAAGACGGTGGTTATCCTTTATTAGGACTTGATGTTTGGGAACACGCATATTATCTAAGATATAGAAATAAAAGAGATGAATACATTAGAAATTTTTGGAATTATGTAAATTGGGAATTTGTTAATGAGTTATATTTGTTGAGAACTAAAAAATAAGATATTTATAAATAAAAACTATGTCAATAATTTCAGAACCAGAAAGAAGTAAATTATATACAAGAATTCGTCACCTATTAGGTGCTCCTCTTCGTAGTGTTGAGTTAGAAGACGAACAAATGGATACATTGTTAGAATTTTCTATTGATGATTATTCACAATATATACAAGATTGGTTAATAGAATCACAATGGTCTAATCTTTGGGGTTTAAATGTTGAAACACAATCATTAGCAAAAGCATTTATCTCTAAAAGTTTAGATTATGAAACAAGATACACATATGCCTATTCTAAAATTGTAGGATTACAAGCTGGCGGTGACTATGTTTTAAAGAAAGATTACATTCAATTAGTTGGTAACCAACAAATATATGAAATACCTGCGTGTAGAGAACTTAACGAATTACTGTGGTTTTCTCCCGCAGAATTAAATAATACGTTAATAGATCCGTGGACTTTTGGTGGAATTGCCGGTGGAGGATTAGGAGGACCGGGTGGATTTACTCAAATGGGTAACATGGCGGGTAGTTACTTTATGATGCCAGCGTTTGATATGTTATTAAGAATGCAAGAAATTAATATACAAAGAAGAATAATCCAAGGAGATTTAACATATAGGGTTACAGCGTTACCTGAAGGTAAAAAAGCAATTCACTTAATGAATACACCTGGAGGTAAATTTGACTTCGGTAATGGTACATTAATGAAAGGTAGAGTTTGGTATTGGTATTATGATGCTTGTGAAGAGGATAAAGACAATTGTTTAAAAAATAATCCTGATATAATTCAAATGCCATCAGATGTACCATTCCAACAAATGTCTTGGGTTGATCTAAATAATCCGGCACAGGTTTGGGTTCGTAGATGGTTTACTGCATATTGTAAAGAAACATTATCAAGAGTTCGAGGTAAATTTAGTGGTAACATTAAAACCCCCGATTCTGAATTAACAATGGATTACACTTCTTTAGCAACTGAGGCAAAAGATGAAAAAACAAAATTAATAGATGAACTTACAGGACCTGAAGGTAGGTTGACAAGATTAAAACCTGAAAAAGTA